GCCGTTGCGAGAACTCCAGTTGGTTGGACTTGGGATCAGATCAAAGCCTTTGCTTTAGCTGACAACCGCACAGCAGAACTGGCTGAGTGGGATGACAAGGTTCTTGCTGACCAGTTGCTCGAACTAGATGCAAACGGTTGGGAACTTGAGGATCTAGGCTTTCCAAGTCTTGAGCCGCCTATGGGTGATCCAGAAGATGAAGATCCGCTTTCATTTGAGCCACCAGAGGAACCGGTCACCAAGTTAGGTGATGTTTATAAGCTAGGCCAGCACTACTTGGTCTGCGGTGATGCCACCGACGCAAGCTGTTATGAAAAGATTTTGCAGGGTCGAAAAGTAGATGCGGTCTGGACAGACCCACCTTATGGAGTTGCTTACGTTGGAAAGACTAAAGATGCTCTTACAATTCAGAACGATAAATTAAACTTAAATGAATTAACTGAGTTGCTTCTTAATTCTCTTGGTAAATTACTAACTCACACTAAAGGGGGATCGGCTTGGTACGTTGCAGCACCGCATGGTCAGATCGGACTAGCGTTTTCATCCGCTTTAAACGAGCTGGATGTTTGGCGTCATAGTCTGGTCTGGGTCAAGAATAGTTTAGTGATGGGTCGCGCAGATTATCACTACAAGCACGAAGTTATTTATTATGGTTGGACTCCCGGAGGCAGTCACAACTGGTATGCGGATAGAAAGCAAACCACCGTGATAGAAATTAATAGACCGTCGCGCAACGCAGAACACCCAACAATGAAACCAATTGATCTGATTAATTATTGTTTAATTAACTCTAGTCAAAAAGGAGATCTGGTTTGTGATCCATTTGCAGGATCTGGCTCAACTTTAATTGCTTGCGAAGGAACGGGAAGAGTTGCTGCGTGCATAGAACTAGATCCAAAGTACTGTGATGTAATTGTTAAACGTTGGGAAAATCTAACAGGCAAGACTGCTGAACTTTTAGGACAATAAATGGCTCCGCGTGGCAGACCACCAAAACCGATTGAGCAAAAACGCATCACTGGCAACCCCGGCAAGCGAAGCCTTCCAGATCAAAAGGAACTTGTACTGTTACCCTCCGCTTATGAGATTCCAGAACCAAACCGACCACTTGGCAGCGCAGGCACAGAACTCTGGGATCGCATCTGGGGTATGGGTCAAACTTGGCTAAGCCCATTAACAGATATTGAAATTTTACTTATGACTTGCGAGCTATTAGACGAACGCCGTAATCTGCGTATTCAAGTTCTGCAAACTAATCGATCTGATGAGCGCAAAGCACTGCGAGATTTAGATCGTCAACTAGTTGCTAATTTGTCTCTTTTAGGTTTCACTCCAACAGACCGATCACGACTTGGAGTAGCGGAAGTCAAAAGAGCATCAAAACTTGAGGAACTAAAGGCTCGTGCAAGCCAAAATTGATTCATGGCCACCAACGTGGCTAACCCCTGTAAACAAAGCTGCGCTTACTAAGTCGCGTGGCTCACAAGTGTCTGACTTTATAGACACGTTCGCTATTCAGACTAAGGAAACCGTTGCCGGGTATGCAGGTGACAAGATGCAACTGCGTGCGTGGCAGCACGAACTCATGCGCCATTTGTTTGCAGTTGGAACAGATGGCAAGTTTAGACACCGCACCGCCTTGATCGGCATGGCTCGCAAGAACGGTAAGAGCGCACTAGGTTCTGGCATTGGTCTTTGGTCATTGATTATGGGGCCTGCTGGTGGTGAAGTTTATTCTTGTGCAGCTGACAAAGATCAAGCACGCATTGTCTTTGGTGATGCTAAGAAAATGATTCAGGCTGAACCAGAACTTGAGGAACTATGCAACGTCTACCGCGATGCCATAGAAGTACCTGCAACTGGTTCTGTTTATCGCGTTCTGTCTAGTGAGTCATTCACTAAAGAAGGTCTATCGCCAACAATGGTTATTTTTGATGAGTTACACGCTGCACCAAACCGTGAACTCTTTGACGTTATGCAACTAGGAATGGGTGCAAGACGTGAGCCAATGTTGATTGGTGTTACTACTGCCGGGGTCAAAGCAGATTCAACTGGTCAAGATTCAATTGCTTACAATCTTTACCAATACGGAAAGCGAGTGGCGCAAAAAGAAGTTGATGATCCAAGTTTTTTCATGGCATGGTGGGAAGCAGAACCAGAAGCAGACCATCATCTAGAACTAACTTGGAAACAAGCGAACCCTGCCTTTGGTGATCTCAATGACCCTAAAGATTTTGAAGCAATGGTCAAGCGAACACCAGAAGCAGAATTTAGAACTAAGCGTTGTAATCAATGGGTTAGCAGCCAGACCGCATGGCTACCTAATGGAGCGTGGGAACAACTAGAACTCAAGCGTGAGATAGGCGCAGATGTACCAGTTGTCTTAGGCTTTGACGGTTCGTTTAGCGGTGATGCTTCTGTAATCATTGGCGTAACCGTGGAAGAACAGCCGTATGTCTTTATGATTAAGGCGTGGGAAAAGCAACCTGAAGATGACCCTGAATGGCGCGTAGACATTCTCGAAGTTGAGAACACGATTATTGAATTCTGTGGCACGCATAACGTTAGAGAAATTGCTTGTGACCCTTTTAGATGGCAACGAACAATGCAGGTATTAGATGAAGCAGGCTTCCCAATTGTTGAATGGCCTAGCACTTCACCTGCTCGAATGGTTCCAGCGTGCGCTAAATTCTATGATGCCGTTGTAGCAAACAAGCTGACACATGACGGTAATCCGTTACTGCTTAGGCATTTACAGAACGCAGTAGTTAAGACTGATCGGCTAGGGCCACGCATCGTTAAAGAACATCGCGGTTCGCCACGCAAGATAGATGCGGCAGTTGCTAGTATAATCGGATTTGATAGGGCAACTGTTTCAAGGGAAGAACCTGTTGTGCCGCAGTTCTTTAGTTTCTAGGAGATTCTTTGATCGCCACAATTTTGCAACTTGTAGGACTAGCTTCAATCTCATTAGGTTTAGGTTTATTTATTCTGCCATTAGGAATCATTGCCGCTGGTGCTTCATGCTTGCTTATCGGCTTGGCAATTGAGAAGGGTCAGTAATGCTCGCAAATTTAACAGGTGGCAATAAAGAAGAACGCGCCATAAGTTTCCAATCTATCTGGGGTGCAGGCGATTCATTTGCGTTCACAACTGAAGCCGGTACAAACATAGACCAAGTACAGGCAATGAAAATAAATGCGTTTTATTCCTGTGTGCTTTTAATTTCAGACACTATCTCAACATTGCCACTTGATTCTTTTATTAGGCGTGACGGTGATCGCATTCCTTACCGACCTCAGCCTTCATGGATTCAAAGACCAGATGTAGACCTGTTGCGTTCTGAGCATTACCAGCAAGTTTTAATTTCCTTGTTACTTGATGGCAACGCTTTTGTGCGTGTTTTCCGCGATAACTCAGGTCAAGTAATAAACCTAGTTGTGATTGACCCTTACCGCGTTCGCGTTACTCGCAACAAAGTAACTCGTGAAATTGAATACGTCATTGATGAATACCAAGAAATGCCAGTAAGCAAGCAAGACATGATTCAGATTACAGAAATGCGTAAGGCTGGCGAACTACGCGGTATGTCTAGAGTTACAGAACTCAAAGACAACTTAGGTCTATCTAGTGCGCTTCAATCGTTTGCTTCCCGTTTCTTTGGTCAAGGCGCAACTACTTCAGGCATCATCGAAACGCCACAAGGCTTAAATAGTGATCAGGCTAAGCAACTTGTAGACGGCTTCAACTCACGCCATAACGGATTCCGTAAAGCGCACAAGACTGGACTTCTAACAGGTGGCGCAAAGTTTGTTCGTACTGGTGTAAACCCTGATGAAGCACAGATGCTCGACAGTCGCAAACTTGCCATTGAAGAAGTAGCTCGTATCTTCCGCGTTCCACCGCACATGATCGGCGTGACCACACCCGGCGCAATGTCTTACGCATCAGTTGAGCAGAACAGCATTAACTTTGTAACTCACACCTTGCGACCATACATTGCAAAGATCGAAGATGCTTATAGCGCGTTGCTTCCACAAGGAGCGTTCATTCGCTTTAACGTTGATGGTTTACTACGCGGTGACTTTGCAACACGAATGAATGGCTATTCGATTGGTTCACAAGCGGGATTCTATTCAGTAAATGACATTCGTAGGTTTGAGGATTTGCGACCAGTAGACGGCGGTGACGTTTATCGTGTTCCTTTGGCGAATGTGGATTTGGGTGCTGCTTCTCTCGTTGAAACAGACAAGCGCGTTACGATGGCGCAGAAACTTA